TTAGTGACTGACCACTGGCTTTGTCTTCTATGTAAAACCCACGCAGTCCTTTGCCACGCCACTTTGCGTTTACCGTAACACACATTCTTTTTAGTTCTGGAAAGTCGTACTTGCCTCTTATGACATCTATAATGTGTATGTCGCCGTTACGGTCTAGCCCCATAACCATAAGAACCGAAAAGTCGGCTTGCTCTGTTTTCTTAAACGCTGTATCTGCCGATATAATTATCTGAGTGCACTCCATGCCGTCAGAGTATCGCCACCATCCTTCTTTTATTAAGTTGCCGCCTTTGATGTAAGGGCTTTGCTGATACAGTGACGCAAACTCTCTAGGGTCTAGTCGCTCACGCTTCTTTAGCTCTTCTAATGGGAAGCGTTCTTCCCACAGTGCTTCTTCTTGGTCTGCTACATAAAATCTTTTTGCTGGCGAAACTGTACTTAACTTGCCGCTTGGTATATAACGTGGGTCGTCGGGCGGAAGTGATGCTACAGATAGCTTTGCTCCGCCTGACACCAACTTAACTGCTGGAAAGTTTATGTGATGCCACGCACCTTCTTTCCAATCATCTGTATCCATAAGTCTGCCAGCTACGTCGTCAACGTGCCAACGTGTGAGAATCATAATCTCTAGGGCTGGCGTTCCGTCTGGTTCAGGTTGCTTTCTAGTTGTGAGAGCACTGATGTAATATGACCAAGTCTTGTTTCGCTGTGTGGCACTGTCGGCTTCTTCTCTAGCTTTAATTGGGTCATCAACCAACAAAAGAGTTGCCGCCCTACCCGTAGTAGAGCCACCGATACCCGTAGCATAATAAGTGCCGCCCTGAGTTGTACGCCAATCGTCAACAGCCCTAGACTCGTCAGACAATCGAAAGTCAGGGAAGGATTGCTCAACAATCTTTTCCCTCGCATGGTCTCTGGTCTGGCGACCAAAGGTTTTAGCGAGGTCTTGGTTGTATGATGTAGCCAAAACATTTCTGTTTGGTTTCTTGGCTAGATAATATACGGGGAATAACGTTGACGTTAGCCAAGACTTTCCGTGTCTTGGTGGCATCGTGATGAGTAATCTTTTTGCATTTAAGTCTCCTCTTTCTAAAGCGTCGAGAGTTTCAACAAGCTCTTGTTGGAATGGTGCAAGCTCAAACTGAGGGGCTAGTGCCTTCACGAATCCTTGGAAGCTGGTTTTCGTTTCGTGTATCTGTAGTAATCTTTTCGCCGCTTCCGCTCGTGTCACTTGCATCTCGGTACTCTCCTTCTAATGTCTCTGCTTGTTTAGCAATCTCTTGTAATTCTTCTATAGTTAATTCATCCATGTTTTTTGTTTCGACTGTGTGCTCGTTAAAACTGTGATGCAAGTCAGGCATAACTTTATTTAACATCATGCCAAACAATCTGACTTGCTGATTGTCCCATTTCTTAGAGCCATCCAAAACCAAACGTACATCGGGTATTTTATTTCGCACAACATCCAAAACACTGCGACGAACTCTGTCTACCTGTTGCGGAGTCACAGGAGGCAAGCCGTTGCCTCTGGTTGGGTGCGGATTTTTGCGTACTGACTTACCCATAATCATCTCCTTTGAAACAAATATAACTTAATTAAACAGATTATATCGTCCTTGTCTTAGATTTATTACAACGATTTCAAAATTTGGTGCGAAAATTCTTGGGGGTGGGTGACAGTGACAACCAGGGTCGTCGGCGGGACGGGGCTACCGCCCCGTCTGTCCAAGATTCGCAGAATCTTGTGCAAAAGACTACGTCTTTCGTCGCTAAGTCGTTGATATTGCTAGATATTTGTTGCCTATCTAGGGCAAAATGTTGGTTATTGTTCGTCGTTGTTTTCAAACGGCGGTCTAATGTTAGCAATTCAATGCTAGTATAGGAAAGAAAGTGAATCATATCAAGGTGTTAGACATTATAGCGACAGTCCCCCAAAGGGGGATAAGGGGGGAGTAAATGATGAGCGTTTTGCCGTTTTCCGAAACGACGAAACATTAACCCTGAACCCTAAGTGGTAACATCTAGGGTTCTCATCTATGGAGAATGTTATGCCTAACAAGCAAACAAAAATCACTGTCGTATCTACTTTCACTTCCAAGAACTTTGGCAAATGTGCCTCTACCGTCAAGGTTGACGGCGACATCAAAGCCATCGAGAGGGTCAACAAAGAGCTTCTCGGAGCCAACGAGTGGTCAGCCAAAGACAAGCCTTTGGTGGTCAACTGGGCAAGACAGAGCCTCAAAGGTGCTGAGTACAACCGTTACAAAGCTGACCGTCAAAACTGGTCAACTGGTGTCAAGACCAAGCTGACCAACAAAATCAACCGACTCAGAGCCTTGATTGAGGCTCTGACTGGTGAGGCTATGGCAGTGACCAAAGCGGTTGCAAAGCCGAAGACGAAGACCAAGCCGAAAGGTTCCAAGGTTACTGCTGAACTTGCAGAGACTTTGGCTAGCCTTTCACCAGAACTTCAGTCAGCTTTCTTGGCTATGATGAAAGCTCAGAAGTAACTACCACGACGAGGGATGACCGAAAGGTTGTCCCTCGTTTTTTTTTGTCTGTGTCACAGGTTCAAAACCTGTCTGACGAGCCTACCGATGGCGAAACACAGTCACACTCGTCAGCAATACGTCGTCTCAAAGGAGAAACATTATGGATTTCGACACCAATTCTTTTTCAGCAATCGCTCTTTCACCAATCAACAAGGCTGACGTTAAGCCTTGGGAAACACCAGTCGGTAAAGACTGCGTTGACCTCGGCTACACTCTAGCCAAGTTCCTTGGTATACGATTGCAATTCCTTGCCGAACATACAAATTCGATGCCAATGGGATACGAAGACTATCCACAACGTTGGTCGAACGAGTTGAGGATGCACGGCGAAATACTTGAGGCTTATGCAATGGCTCAAGCATGTGGTTATCAACACGACGACATGCTCAAAGATGCCAAAGCATCAATCAAGTGGGTCGCTGACAATCTCAATGACCTTTGGGACTAACCCAAAGATACGGCAGAACCCCTCACAGAGTGCTGATTCCTCTGTGGGGGGTTTTTTTTTGACTAAATGCCAACAACGAAAGGAGGTCTGTTATGCAGACACTGGCTAGTGCTAGCAATCAAGCACTCAAAACGATTGCAAAAACCAAGTTTGAAAGAGTCATCTTTACAATGCGACACTACCACAAGGTAATGTCAGCCAAGTATGGCGATGCTTTCAATCCACATGGCGACGACACTATCTTGTCAGCCATCAACGACATGAGTTCTTTCCTCGATACTGTCGAGAAGAACAACGTCTTATCCAAGCAAACTTGTAACGACTACTACAACAAGTTCGTCTTGGCATACAGCGAGGGCAAGTAATGGTTGATTCCTGGCTGTTTTGGTACTTCGTTGTTTTAGGTATCTGCTTACTCTTTTGGGTATGGATGGCAGTTATTTTTAATGATTGAAGTTTGTCTTAAATGTGTTACAGTTAATCAAGAAAGTGAGGTACAACGATGACACAAGCAATGCTAAATGCTGGATTCAGCGACACAACAACGTTCGTTGTTTCGTTGATATCTAGCCTAATAAATTGGGGGTTCTAATGAACATTCGTAGGACCAAAATCTATATTCCGACACCACCACCGACGAACTACTTAGCCAAGTATGTTCGGTGGTTCGGCTTTTTCATCCTCGGCTTACTTTGTTATGCCGTGTTTATGATTGCAATCCTTGAGTTTGCCAGTGGGTGTGGCGAGAAAACCTACTATGCCGACAGAACTTGGACGACCAACGATTGCATTTTCATCCCATACGAACCAGTCAGTGGTACTTGGTAATGTATGAGATTCACATATTCGACAAGACTAATAGCTTGTCGTTCAAATCAAGACGAGTAAGCGATAGCTTCTTGCAAGCTGAATACCATGCGACTCGTCTTGTTAGCCGACTAAACAGAAGACCTTGTGCAAAGATGTTCTACTGGATAGTCATCAACAATCAGCTAACCACAATCCAAGAGGCACAACTTGGATAGCAATCACAACATCAAAACAATGGAGAATGCCATGCGATATACAATCGCTGATGCAAAGTCTTTCATCGCAGACTACAAAAAGAGCGATGGCAATACATCACGGAACATGCTTCGCAAGTTTGTCTGTGATATCAAAGACGACATCATGTCTTCTGAACTTCAACAGAAGATTGAACAACTCAGTGGCATGAGTTTTCGTCGTTACGTTGAGTCTGTTGACCGTTGCGTTCTATTGCAAATGGTACTTGATGCCATGACCAAGGCAACCAACGAAGACACATACCTCAAGCCGTTGTCTGAGCCAAGCAACTACTGTCATCCAAAACGACGTGGCGGTGGGTTCTCGTTCGGTTTCAGCAAAACAATCTCACCTGACGACTTTCGTATCGTCCAAATGATTGAGGCTGAAATGCCTGACATCGGAACTGCTCTGATGCCAATGCCATCCGTCGTGGACATCTCTACTGCAATCACACTCACGGAACACAAATACAAGATTGAGTGTGGCTTGCTTAGTGAAGATGACTCAGTGGACTTGACCGTTACCGACGTAACAATCACTGATGCTTGCAATCTATTGTGGGCAAGTGGCAAGTTCGTCAACCCTGATGACACCAATGCTTACACGACTGGTGTTATCTCTTACATCCGTACTCAGACTAACGAAGACGGAAGTAACAAATGCTCTGATACCTATGATTACGTCAACGACCATCGTTCATCCGATGTCATGGCAATCATGGATATCATCAAGCCTAGAAACTCTAACGACGAGGCTGACCCAGTGCTTGAGCAAGGTCTTGTCACTGCGTTGGACGAATCCAAGTTTGAGCCTACACAACTTGAAGCCATCAATGTGCTAACTAAGAATGCAAACAAAGATGGTCTGTCGTTGTCTGACATCCTTGGCAAGCTAGCGAACACCGAGAAAGAACTGGCTCAAGCCAAGACTATCAAGGCAACCATTGCCTCGACACCGAGTGTTCCGCAAGCAACTCAAGGCGAAGTCGATGACCTCACTTACGAGATTGTCATGGAACAAGCTAGCAAGATATTCGGTAAGTCGGTCAAAGCCATGAAGTTCGACATACCAACGTTGGTTTGGAAGAACAAGCAAGGCAGTGTCGTTCAACATCCAATGACACCAGAGATTGACTCGACGTATGAGTTCAGACCACAACATCTTATCAAGTTTTTGACTGCTCACTTGTTTGGTCAAAACCTATGGCTACACGGTCATACTGGTACTGGTAAGACGACGTTGGCTGAACAGATTGCTAGTCGTATCGGCTATCCAGTCTTTCGTTTGAACCTCGACTCAAACATGGAACGTGCTGACATTGTCGGTTCCAAAGAGATTGTGGTTGAGAATGGACAACCAACGACGAAGTTCTTTGAGGGTATCTTGCCACGGGCTATGCAACTGCCGTGCTTCTTGATACTCGACGAGATGGATGCTGGCATGCCTGATATCTTGTTCAGTGTACAACGTGCATTGGAGAAGAAAGGTTTGGTTCTGACCGAAGACGGTGGTCGTCTAGTCCAATCTCACAGTGCATTCCGCTTCATTGCTACTGCCAACTCTCGTGGTCAAGGCGACGAGTTCGGTTGGTATCAAGGTGTGAGACCAATGAACCTTGCGACACTCGACAGATTCGGAACGTTCATCGAGGTTGGTTACCTAGCCAAAGACCAAGAGACAAGGGTCTTATCCAAGTCTTTCCCTCAAATGGCGAAAGACAAAGTGGAGCAAGTCGTACAGTTCACTAAAGAAATCCGTGAGGCTTTCGTCGGTGGCGAGTTGTCCACAACCATCAGTCCTCGTGGCTCTGTTGCATTGTGCCAATACTTTCTGCACATGAAAGACCTCATGCCTGATGAAAATTCAGCGATGAAGTCGGCGGTCGAGGCAGTTATCACTGACCGAGCACCGATGGATTCCAAACAACGTGTCGTTGAGATTGCTCAACGTTGTTTTCAGTAAGGGAGAAACGAATGAAAACCAAACGTAATATTACCTACATACCTGAGACTGGCGACCTAGACCTACCGTATTGTACTGGTCAAGAGTTGATGGGTGCGACTAGGACTGTTGTTAGAACTCTTGGTCGTGGAATGAATGTCGATGTGGTATTCCAAGGCGACATGGCATACACGAACGGCGAGACCGTTGTGTTGCCTAGTCTTCCTGACGATGCCGTGTTGACCAAGCGAGAGGGACTCGTCTGTGGTGGCTATGCCAATCACGAGACGTTGCACAACTTGCTTACCAACCAAGCACACAACAGCAAGTCTGTTGAGTACAAACGTAAGTGGCACGACGAGGGTAAGAAGTTTACCAAGTCATTGCAAAACGGCATGGAAGATGTCCGCATCGAACATGGTGGTACGCAACTGTATCTTGGTTTGCCCAAAGCCATTGACAAGACTGCACACGAAGTGACCAAGACTTTCGTCGAGGATATCTACCCAAAAGACAAACAAATTGTGAATGATATCAAGAAGATTGGCTCGGTTGCAGTCACATGGGAGGGACGACGAAGACTAGGTTATCTCTCAGAATACAACCAAAAAGCAATGGATTTGCTACCCCAACATGTCAAAGAGTGGGTCAACCAAGTTGTTGACATCACAATGGCAGTCCCTCATGGCGTTACTGGTATGGGCGAGATTGACAAGTCGGTGGCATTCAAAGGTAGCGACGAGTTGCATGAACTTGCGGAAAGGATTGCTAATGAACTCGCAAATGGAAACTACCCAAACGGAACCCCAATACCTACGAATCCTACTGGAGACGGAGAACGGAGCGAAGAGGGTAACGGAACTACTACTGGAGATGGACGAGAGGGAAACACACCAAGCAATGGAAACTCTCAAACATCAGATGATGAAGGCTCTACTGGAGATAACCCTCAAGGGGATGAACGAGGAGCAGAAAACCAGTCTACTGGGGACGATAGCGAATCGGATGGAGACAATGACCAACAAGGTCACGGTCACGGAGCCACCGACGCAGAGCAAGACCAAGTAAATTGGGACGAGCCTCTTAGTCCTAACCTTGCACAAGCACTCAGCGATATCTTCAAGGGTGCAGTCAGTAGTGGTAGCTATCGTGTCTATAATCGTAGCGACGACTATTGGATGAAACGTAGTGGTAGCAAGGTCAAGTTTGACCCCATGAACTCTAGGAGTTGGACTGTACTGTCACAGAGTGATGGCAAGAAAAAGTACGACAAAGCCAAGAAGAACATGGGTAATCAGCTTGGCACTATGCGACGTAAGCTAGAACTATCCCTCGTATCTCAGAACCGTAGCGAGATTGTCCGACGTAAACGTCATGGCAGACTTGATACAACCAAACTCACTAACATCATTCAGTATGACAACGAAGTGTTCAGACGTAAGCAGTTCTCATCGTCGATTGATACTGCCGTGTCTATCGTTGTTGACATGAGTGGTTCGATGAATGGCAATCGTCTGCATCTTGCAAGAGATTGTACCATTGCTATTGCCGAGGCTCTTGAGAATACCAAGGTTGAACTTGAGATTGTTGGTCACTCAACAACGTATCGTGGCAGTGGCAGTACCCATTGTGACGGTAGCGAAGAGCATGTATCAGACGTGGTCAAGAGCAAGCATCGGAACTTCAATCGTACTGACACAATCAGAATGACAATGTTCAAGGCTTTCAGCGAGAGACTAACTCATTGCCACACTGCATTGGGTAACATGGTCAACTGTTCTCACTGTGCCAATGCTGACGGCGATGCTTGGTTGTATGCCTTTGACAGACTGATTGTTCAACCACAACGACGTAAGGTTATGCTCTGTCTTGCTGACGGCTATCCAGCTTATCACTCTGACTTCAGCGACCAATATCAGCGAACTGCTGACGTTGTTGCTCACATGGAGTTACACGGCGTGGATGTCATCGGTATCGGTATCCAATCTGATTGCGTCAAGAACTACTTTCGCAAGTACGTTGTCATCAATGACATCGAAGAACTGTCGAAAGCGGTTATGGATTCGCTTGGCAAAGCACTGCTCGGACAGAACTTCCGAGTGGACAATGCTGACTTAATCAAAGCGAACCGTATCAATGGGTAAGCGACGACGTAGACCTATCATTCCTTATTCCTGGCTTCACCTTGCACCAGGAAGACCACCGTCTTTTTGGCTACGAGTCAAAGAGAAAGTCAAAAAGACCAAGGGTGTCCGAATGCAAGACTTGGAGAAAGTTAAACTGATTGTGGATGCGGAGCCGTTCCCAATCAAAACGTCATCATATGAGGAGAAACATTATGACGAATATTAGCAAGACCATTGCCGACAAACAGTTGAAAGAACTGGGTGTCGTCGAAGAAAAGCCTGTCTTTGTTCCATCTACCAAGACAGTTGGCGAACTGTACGACGAGGCAAAAAAGCCTCGCCGCACGACCCGCCGCACAAAAATATCTCAACAGCCATCGTTGTTTCGCAACGAACCTTGGCAACCAATCACTGGTCGCAACCAAGGGGGTTTTGAGAAGTCGCCCAAGAC